GTAATCCTTACCAAATGACAAGATCTGATAGAGGCAATCAAAAAGGTATCTATGTATTGGATTTAGATACAGGTAAGCATGAATTCTTTATGAATAAGAGGAGCCCAGAATTTATAAGGTATTATATTAATGATATCTTGGAGATGCGTATGGATGATATAAAGAAAGAAATAAAGGATAATTTTGTGGATGTTTTTATACCATCAAATGTACTAGGTAAATATAACATTAATATGTTTATGGATTATTTAGATGGTGTTGCTAGAAAATTAGAACCTAGGATTTATGATGAAGAAAATCCTTATGATAGAGAAGATGGGGAAATGTCTGATTTTAACGGAGAACTTAACCTAATGAATATTGCAGCAGAATACATTAATTCTCTAGAATATGAAGAAGATTTAAAGGAAAGGTTAAAGGTATCGGTACAGGATTTATATAAAAGAACATTATCACCTAACTATGAAGATTAAAAAAGTAGAATTTAAAAACTTTGCGAGCTACGGTAATCGTACACAAGTAATAGAATTTGATAAAGACAAGAGTGATCTTTATTTAGTTCTAGGTGGAAATGGTGCAGGTAAAAGTACATTAGCAAAAGTTATAACTTATCTATGTTACGGTAAAGTAGAAGGATCAACATTAAAGGATTTGCCTAATAGAGTAAACAGCGCTCTTTGGGGTAAGATACATTTAGAATCTAAAAACAATACGGTTGAAATAGAAAGAGGAATTAATCCCGGTATTTTTAATGTAAAAATAAATGGATCTGAATATGATGTTGCAGGTAAAGTAAATTTACAAGATTTTTTAGAAACAGAAATTTATGAAATACCTTATCATGTATTTAAGAATGTAATTATTTTATCTGTAAATGATTTTAAGTCTTTTATTACAATGTCACCTTATGACAAGAAAAGAATCATAGATAAGATATTTGGATTTTCTATCATTAATGAAATGGCTGAAGCTGTTAAAGAAAAGAGGAGAACTATTATTGAGGAGATAAGAACATATGATGATGAAATAAGAACTCTTAATGAATCAATAGAATCTGTAATTGATAAGATAAAGCATTTTGAAAAGGTTAGTAAAAATAAAGATGCTGAAAAAATTAAAATTCTTAAGGAGAAGTTATTGCAGTTAAATGAAAATAGAAAAAAACTAAAAGAGCTTACATCTGCAACGAAAATTAACTTAGAAAAATTAGATGAAAATTCAAGAAAGCAAAACAATAAAAAATCAACATTAAATTCTAAGATTAATACTGTTAAGAAAGAACTTAAGCTATACGAAAACAACGAATGCCCTACATGTACAGCTCCTCTTAATTCTGATTTTCATTTAGATATTAAAAAAGAAAAACAAGATTCTTTAGATTTATTATTTACTGAATGGAATCAAATAAAAGACGATGCAGAAAAAGCAGAGGCTGAATTAACTGATCTTAGGCAAAAAGGTAGGAAGATACATGTTAAGGTTGGTCAATTAGAAACTCAAATGGAAGCCATTAAAGATAAGTTAATTGAAATGGCTGATAAAGATGAATCGGAATCTGGATCTCATCTTAAGCAATTAGTAAAAGATTTTAAAACTAGGAAGGATGATAAATCTACCGGTAAACTAAAGAGTGAAGGTCAGGATTATTACTTAACTATCTTAGAAAACATTATGGGTGAAAATGGAATTAAGAACTTAGCAGTAAGATCTATACTTCCTTCTTTTAATAACCACATCCAATTAATGGGGAGAGAGATGGGAATACCGTTTGGTATTAGATTTAATGAAAAGTTTTATTGTTCTCTCCATCATTTAGGAACAGAGATTAGCCCTAAGACATTAAGCACAGGTGAAAAGAAAAAGGTTGATTTTGTAATCATCATGGCATTAATAAAAATGATTAAGGTTAGATTCCCATCACTAAACATTTTGTTTTTAGATGAAATCTTCTCTTCTATTGACTCTGATGGTGTACACCATATAATTAACATACTTCATAATACAATACAAGATATAGGCCTTAATACCTTTGTTATTAATCACACAGTTTTACCAAGCGAATATTTTGATAAAAAGATTGAAATAACTAAAGATGGTGGCTTTAGCGAATTTAACATTGAATCTATTGGATAAATAGAATATAAACAAAGTCTAATAGATGTCAGCATATAACCAGGAATTTAATAAAGATAATACTATACTCAGATACCTAACTGTTGGTATGTTAGCTGAATTAAGTAAAAAGGTATACTTTTATAATCAAATAGATGAGGATACTTTAAAGAAAATTGAAGTACCTTTCTTTTATTCTATTTCTGGTAATGAGAGATTTCTTTTAGATAACTTTATGTTTGATGCTGAAAAGACAGGTAAAGCAATAGGTGATTATGAAGTAGTTCCTCGAGGAATAGTTCAAATGAATTCAATGTCTATTAGCGCCGATGAACAAACTAATAAGTTTACGCGAGCAGAATTTGTAAGAGAGTGGGATGGTGTGTTAAAGACATTTTCTTTAATGACTAACTTTTTACCAATAACTATAGGATTCAGCGTAACTATTATTTGTTCTGATAATTTAGAGATGTTAAAGGTTACTGAAGCCATTATGAGTAAATTATATAAAGGCACTTTATTTAATGTAGATTTAGGTATGTTCAGAGTTAATGCTTCAATGTCAGTGCCAGAGGATTATTCACAAGATAGGTTATTTGAATGGGGGCTTAATGACAAAAAAGAATTTCAGGTTACTTTTGAAATGGAATTAAAATCATTTATGCCAGTATTTGAAAGTGGTATTTTATTACCAGAGATTGATTTTATTACTAAAGAAGCATTAAAAGCCAATCCTAATGCATCAGGTGTTGGTCAACTTAGGTGTGATGATAGTGGAAATATGGGAATCTATTTCGGTGGCATATTCCAAACCTTTAAATTTAGTGATAATGATATAAGAGTTGCTCCGGTAACGGCAATGTATAGTAATAGTGGATTTAATAATACTACTGATGAAGAAGTAGGTGGGCCATTTGAAGAAAGAGAGATTGATTCATCACCTAAACCACTAGAAAGTAAACCCAGTAAGGTTTATCGTAATGCTAATAATGATGAAGGATAATTAACTCTAAGATCCTAGAATATATAAAACAAATCAAATTCTATAATATGGAAAAAGTTATTAAAGAAGGTCAGACACAAGTTTATATGGGCGGCGGAATAGATCGTCAATATGGTGTTAATACTGACGCACCTTACCTTAATACTCCACCACAGCAACTAATTGATATAGTTGGTGTTCTGTTTTCCCAAAGCGGTAAAACTAAATTGGATGGAAAAAATGGTAAAGTAGTAGAAGGTGGGCCGATGACAGACTCACAAGTTCTTACAATTCTGGTAGGAATGGGAACGCCTCAACAATTAGCAATGAGTGCTATTAACGCCTTTAAAGGAAATCAAATAGAAATTACAGAAAATAATAATAAACAAAAAAATCATAACGAAATGAAATTTACAATTGCTGAACTGCACGAAAATGTTATGAAGAGCATCGAAGCTTTAAAGGTAATGAATTCGGATAACTCCAGAGTTTCTTATACTGCTAACAATGCCCTCAACATTTTAGAAGAATCTCTCAAGGCATTCCCTATGAGATTTAAAAACGAAGAAACTGAAGTAATCAGTGAAGAGATAGAAAACAATGTAAACCCTATGCTTAAGTTTACAATTGCTAAACAACTTCACAGAGATTTAGCATCTTCAGATTGGATTAATCCAATAAGAGAATTAAGATCTTATATTACAGGAGCTTATACAGATACAAAATGGTCTTTTAGAATAGCCGAAGCAGTATCACGTACACAAACACAAAAAGGAAAAATGTTTGAAGGATTAGTAAATGATTTAGAAGGTTTATTAACTGAATCATCAGATTCTATAAAAGCTAAGTTTTCTTCTATTGCTGCAAAGAATCCATGGTCAATGGATTGTAAAGCTATTCTTAATGAAATGAAAGCAGAAGATAATAAAGCTTCTTCAAATGGAGGTGGACATATTTCTACAATTCTTTCACCAGTTTTAGAATCAGAAAATGGATTAACATTCCACTTACATGGAAAGAATTATAACTTTGATGGAAAGGCAATTACTGAAACTGAAGTTAAAGATGCTAGATTCTTTGATGTATTAGAAGGATTAGGAATGTTTAAGAATATGAATAATACTTTAGTTACTTTCGGTGAAGGTAATGACAGAACATTAGAATATAATTTAACTGAAGGTACTATTAAATTAGGAAATACTGATTTATCAAATGCTAGTATAATTGAATTAAAAGAATCTTTAATGGCTCTTAACTTTTTCGGTTATAGAAATCAATGGAAGATTGATAAAGTATGTAAATTCTTTGAATCTGTTGATCTTCTTGCTGAAATGGATAACTTTACAAATATTACTTCAAATGAATTTTCAAATTTATTTTTAACTATGATTAATGTCCAAGAAGGATTTTATGTAAATAAAGTTAATTCTGGAATGCACGTAAATGAAATGGTATTTGTATCTTCTGCAACTGAGACAGTTAAATTAGTTAAGGAATTTATTAACTATGACGCTTCTCCAATTTTATCAGAACAACTGATTGCTGAAAATAATGAAGTTGCTAAAGTTGAAAAGGAAAGATCTGATATTTCAGATAAAATTTCATTTTTAGAAGAAAAGAAAGCAAAGGTAAAAGAAGCTATTAATAAACTTGGCGAAACTGAGGAACTTACTGAAGCTATGAATCTGTTAGAAGAAGAAATTTCTAAGTTTGAAAAATCTTTACAAGAAACATATGACAAAGTTGTATTAGGTGGTAACAAAGGCGATAAGTCTAAAACACACGACGGAGAAGATTTTGAAGAAGAAGATGAAAAGAAAGAAGAAGCAGTAACAGAAAAAAAAAGTCGTAACGATTATTTAGACGATGGATTTGTTGAAGCTGAGATTGCTAAAAATGGTAACGGTCTTAAAAAAGGTATGGAAGTTATGGTAAGTGCTGAAGACTATACTTCTTTAGGTGATGATGACCAATTAGAATGTATTAACCCTAAAACTGGAAAATCTACAATTTGCCCAAAGAGCCAATTGAATGTTAAGATTTAATAACCCTTTATAATATAAAGAGCCGGTAGTAATAATAAACTATCGGCTTTTTTTGTATATAATAATAAATAAACATTTACAAATGGCAAGAAAAAGAAATTATCTCAACAACAGAGATCTTTTAGAAGAAATAATATTATCCAAAGAACAGGATGAGCTTACACCAAAGGCATTAGAGTTTTTAATGTTATTAGCTGATAAGTGTTCTAGAAAACTATCATATGCAAACCCAGACGATAGACAAGACTGTATAGCATCTGCTTATATGGATCTATTTAAATATTGGAGAAATTTTAATCCAGAAAAATCAACTAATGCGTTTGCTTATTTTACTGAAATATGTAAAAGAGGATTTGCAAAAGGGTGGAATAAACTACATCCTAGAAAATATGCAGGTACTGTTTCAATTAATGGTAGTGCTGATAGTGACGGCATATATACTATATAAATTTTAAATGAGCATTAAAAAGGTAAAACCTACTTCAAAGTCTGGATTTAAACAAGGGTATTATAATCCTATTAATCCACAAAAGTATATAGGCCCTCATCCTATCATATATAGAAGTAGCTGGGAACGTAAGTTTTGCCATTGGTGTGATCATAATGAACAAGTAATAAAGTGGGCTTCTGAACCTTTTTCCATAAAATACTTTAATATGTTGGATAGTAAGTTTCATAACTATTATCCAGATTTTTATATAAAAATGGATAAAGCTGGTATAATTGAAGAATATGTAGTAGAAATAAAACCTAAGGCTCAATTACAAAAACCTAAACCACCAAAAAGAAAAACAGCAAAGGCACTTAAAAATTTTAAACATGGATATGAAACTTATGTTAGAAACCTTTGTAAAACTGAAGCATTAAATAAAATGGCAAAACAGAGAAATTTTAAAGTAATGCTTTTAACAGAAGACTCAAAATTATTCTAATGGCAATAGTAGGATCCTTTCAAGAAGACTTAGATATTTACCTTGCAGATTATAAAGGTAGAACTGGTGCTTCTAAACAATCAGACAAAGACCTTAAAGGTATCGGTAGTATTGCAAAAGGATTATTAGATAACGGTAAGATGTATTCGTTTGAGTACTTTACACCAGACGAAACATTTTATGATACTTATCCTTTAGTATTAGGTTTAGGCAAAAGTGATAATGATCATCAATTAGGTTTAAACATCCACTACATTCCTTATGATTCTAGAATACCTTTTCTTTCTGATGTTTTTAAATCATTTAAAAGTACTATTGCTTCTGCAATAAATAAAGCACCAGGTAATCCTATAGCTCAACCTAGGTTAAGTGAATTTACCTATGATAATTTAAAAAAATCTCTAGGTAGAAAATATAATCTTACTTATGCAATTAGACAGTATAGATTAGATAGAATGAGAAAACCTAGAATGTTAGGATATGATGATTGGTATATAGGTGCTGTAAACAATCAAAATCATTTTTTTGGTGGAAATATTAATGAAGCGCAAGCATTATATTACAAGAATATATAAACAATAAAAGATAAAACAATATGGCAGGTTTTACTGATAGAAGAGGACCCTTAAGTACAGGTAATCCAGTAAGGAAGATTTTAAAGGATCTTTCTAATTTAGGCATGGCTTACGATGATATGATCATCCGTAATTCTCGTGCAGTAGGGTTTACAGAAAATCAAATGGGTTACCAATTTAATCCAATGGGTTCTGATGCTGATGATATGTATAGTGCATTTGCTGCATTATCATTAACAGATACTACAATGAAAAAGAATATCTCTATATTTGATAGAGATTATGAAAAGAAAAGAGATCAGCTTAGAGAATATGCAGTACAAGATGAAATAGAAGATATCCTAGATGTAATTACCGATGAGGCAATTGTATTTGATGAATCTAATTTTATGGCATATTCAAATTTTCATGGACATATTGCAAGTTCTATCGAAGATGAGATTGGTGATGTATATAATAACCTTTATAATTACTTTGGTTTTAATGATTCAGTTCAGCCATGGAATTATTTTAGAAAATGGTTAGTAGATGGATTCCTTGCTTTTGAGATAGTATATAATGATAAACAGACAGAGATTATAGGATTTAAAGAATTAGACCCTATTTCCTTAATGCCTGGTATAGATACTGACACTGGAAAGAAGCAATGGGTACAATATAAAGGACAGGGTGCTAAAGAGAGAAAGTTATGGGATTCACAAATCATATACCTTTCTTATTCACAAGTTAATTCACCAATGAGAATATCTTATGTTGAAAGATTAATAAGATCATTTAACCTTTTAAGAATTATGGAAACAACTAGAATTATCTGGGCTGTTTCTAATGCTTCATTTAAGACTCAATTTATTATACCTGTAGGTGGTAAATCTAAAACTAGAGCAAAACAATCATTAGCTTCATTAATGAACTCATATAGAGAAGTTGTAGATTTTAACCAAGAAAGTGGTGAAATTGTAACTAACGGAAAACCAATGATGCCTTTTAATAAAGAATATTGGTTACCTTCAAAAGACGGTGATTCACCAGAGATTAGTACAATTGGTGGGGATGGACCAGACTTAGGAGATACTGAATCTCTTAAATATTTTGCAGATAGATTAAAATTGGCTTCTAAGATTCCTTTCTCAAGATTTGATAAAGAAGGTGGAAATACTTATGATATGGATGCTAGCGGAATGCTAAGAGATGAAATTAAGTTTTCTAAATTTGTTGATCGCTTAAGATCTATATTCCAAGAAATACTCGTAAAGCCAATGTATCTTCAAATGTGTCTTAATCATCCAGAATTAAAAAACGATGTTTCATTTAAATCCGGTTTAGGATTAGATTTTGTTAAGGATAACGTCTTTGAAGAAATGAAAGAAATGGAATTACAAACGAAAAGAGTAGATTTTATAGGTAACCTAAAAACTCAATTAAGTACCATGACAGCAGAAATGGAGGAAATTCCATACTTCGATTTAGGATTCTTGGTTAAGAGATATGGCGGCTTTACTCGTGAAGATTTAAAGGCTAATGCTAGAGCAAAAGAAAGAGCTGATTTAGAGAAAGAAAAATACTCAGATGAAGATATTGAAAAGATCCTTTTAGGTGCCGATAAAGCAGATTTTAAACCAGAGAAGAAAGAAGGTGCAGCAGATGAAGATCCATTAGCAGACCTCTAATAAAAACTTTACAGAGATTGTAATATATAAATCAAATAACTACTAGAAAATGTCAGGAAAAAAATTATTAATTCTTGAAAGACAGAAATCAAATTTAGATATAACTACCGGTGAAGACGGTTCTGTTGTATTAGAGGGAGTATTTACCGAATTTGATGTTAAGAACAAGAATAACCGAATTTATGAGGAGAAAGAAGTAATGCCTCACATTAATGAATTACAAGAAAAGGTTAAGACCAATAAGCTTCTAGGTGAATTAGACCACCCAAAAGATTTTGATGTTAGTTTAGCTAATGTATCTCATGTTGTAGAATCTTTAGATTATGATAAAGATAAAAAACAAGTTATTGGTAAAATAAGATTATTAAATACTTCTAAAGGTAAAGAAGCGCAGGCTCTTATCAAAGATGGTATTCCTTTACATATTTCAAGTAGAGCTGCTGGTACAGTAGATGAAAATGGTAAAGTTAAAATTAAAAAGTTTTTTACTTATGATCTGGTTGCAGATCCTGGTTTTGAGAATGCAGAATTATCCAGAGTAAATGAATCTTTTGGCCTAAGTAATGATGATGGAATATTGATTTACGAAATGGAAGAAACTGAAAATAACAACGATAATAAAAAAGATCTAACAATGGAAAATAAAAACTATGTATCCGTCGAAGATTTTCAAAAGTATACTGAATATGTATCTGGAGTTCTAAGTAATGTTAAGGAATCTACTAATTCTAACAATGATGAGGTAATGGAAAAACTTATTAAGTACACCGAGCATATTGCAGAGAAAGTAAATCAGGTTACTGATTATGCTGAATACTTATCAGAAAACTTAGACAAAAATATTTCATACTCTGACTATTTAGCAGAGAATGTAAATTCAATTAAAGATTATGCTTCTTATTTAGCTGAAGAGCTTGATGGTAGTATTCAATATTCTGAGCATGTTGCTGAGATGGCTGACAAAGGAATTCAATATTCTAACTATGTTGCCGAAAACTTAGAAAAGAGTATCGATTATTCTGAATATGTAGCCGAGAAGGTTGATCAGAATATTGCTTATTCTGAATATCTTGGTGAAAATGTAGATAAGAGTATTAAATATTCTGAATACATTGCAGAGAATATAAATACTCCTAAAGCCGATTCTATTAATGAAGATACTGTTAATGAATACGGAATGAAGGAAGGTGCTATGCCAACAATGGAAGAAGTTTCAAAATGTATGGATGAAGGTATGACATACGAACAAGTTTGTGAAAAGTATCCAGATGCTGATAAAGGCAAATTAAAAGAAATGTGTGAATCGTGTGGTAAAACTCATGAGACTGTAGATTATAAAAATTCTATTGAAGAAAAATTAGAAAAGTTAATTGCAGCTGCTGAGGTTAAGAATGTATCTGAAATGCACTTTATGAATTTCTTAGGAGAATCTAAAAAGAATGAATTTAATTCTTTATCAACAGAGAAGCAAGCTATGATTGTAGAATCAATGAATGCTAAACCAATTATGTCAACTATACAAGCTGAAAATATTTGGGAATCTAATTTTATTGAAAAGAAAAGAGAATTAGATGTAGTTTCTGATATGCCAGAAAAATTTAAAGAAAAATGGAATAACCTTTCTGAATCAAGACAACATCAAATTATTTCTGAATCAAGGTTTCATCCTGTAAATAATCAATATGGAATTAATAACTTTTGGTCAACAAGAGATCTTAGAGATACTCAAATTGTAACAGAAGCTATTAACGAAAGTAAAACTGCTGCCGAGTCTGCAAATACAAAAGAGCCATTAATAAATGAATCTTTTAAAAACGACTTAGTAAACAAAATGAAATTCAGATTAGGTAGATAATCTAATCTAAAAGATATTAATCGAATGGTTAAGAAGAAAAGAACCGAGGCGATTAAATAAACGGAATTGAAAAATTCCACAAAAATGCGAAAAATAATTTTATAAAAATGTACGCAAATCAATTAATCAACGAGGCTGAGGTTCAAAAGACCTGGGGCCCTATCATTGAGGAAAGTACTGGTATCACTGAAAAAGCCAAGTTATCTTGGATGTCTAAGTATTGCCATTACCATAACCTTAATGAAAGTGTATATAATACTGTACACTTAAATCCAAACATGAATACTCAAGGTATGGGAGCAACTGCTTTTCCTAGTGATCCTACTACAATGAACAACTTTAACGGTGCTATGACTCCAGGTTCTGGAGATAGACCTTTTTCTTTGTTACCACTTGCAATGCAAGTAGCAGCTCAGACTGTAGGTTTAGACTTAGTACCAGTTGTACCAATGCAAGGTCCTATGGGAGTATTAACTTACCTAGACTTCGTATATGGTGGAGGTAGAACAACTCAAGCTGGTGGAATAGACGGAAACTCTGCTCCATTATTAATTAAAGCTCCACTAACTCAGGTTACTGGAACTGCTTTAGCTGTAAATTCAGTAATCTACGTAGGTACTGGTGCAAATGCATCATATGAATTAACTTATGTAGGTCAATCAAGAATTGACGGATTTCCAATTTTCCGTGTAAGAGGTAACTCTGACGCTGCTGGAACTACGTTTGCTCAAGGTACTGAAGGATACGAACCAATTTATACTGCTGTTGCTGCTGCTACTAGCTTTTTCTTAGAAGCTGCAATGACTACTGACTTAGGTGACTTTGACGGTGCTGCTGAATACGTTAAAGCTTTAGAAGACCATATTACTGGTTTCTCTGGTGATGCGTTTGAAGACAACAACAGAGCTGGTAATCCACCAATGGTTGCTATTGACTCTAACGATCCTTATGAAAGAGGTGTAGGAGAATCTACTCCAGATAACATTATGGGTCTAAGTTTATTTAACAAATCAGTTGCTGCAAAAACTTTCCAAGTTGCTGCTGCCGTAACTAGAGAACAAGTTCAAGATCTGAAGCAATTCGGAATTGACGCTGTTGCTCAAGTAGAAGCTGTATTGGTAAATGAGTTAACTCAATCTATTAACAAATACATCTTGGATAGAATCTTCAGAAATGGAGCTACTAATGCAGGTAATGTAAATACTGTTGATGGTTTACAATTATCTGCTGCTTATGGTACTACTGTTGGTGCTGTTACAATTCCACTAGGACTTGGAAATGCTGACAACACAACAATTATCAATGCAACTGTTCAAAGAACTATTGTTGGTGCAGGTGGTGAAACACAAGGAACTTTACAACGTAGGTTGTATACTAAAGTACTTGCTGCTTCTAACCTAATCGCAACAAGAGGAAGAAGAGGACCTGCTACTTTCGCAGTAACTTCTGGAGAAATTGCTACGGCACTTCAGGATGTTGCAGGATTCGTACCTTACCCACTATCAAATACAATCAACCAAGCTGGTGGATCTTTATATCCAATCGGTGCTTTGGCTGGTGTAACTATTTATGTTGATCCAAACATGGCTTGGACTGACTATAGAGTTGCTGTAGGTAGAAAAGGTGATGGTAATTCTCCTGGATTAGTATTCATGCCTTACTTAATGGCTGAATCTGTTGAGACAATCGCAGAAGGAACTATGGCTCCTAAAATCGCGGTTAAATCTAGATTCGCTTTAGTAGACGCTGGATTCCACCCAGAAACAATGTATTACACATTAGGTTTTAATTTCGAAGCTGGTACTAGTATCATCTAAGAATAAAAACTTTAATATAGTTTTAAAAGGTTCGCTTAACGGCGGACCTTTTTTTGTCTTATATCAATTGAATATATAAAAAAATCAATAACTAGATATGAAAAGAGTAAAATCATACAATCAATTTATAGCCGAATCTAATAAAGGTGTAGATGAAGGTATTACCGATATTAAAGGTATTATGAGTAATCCTATTAAATATAAGAAGATTAAAAATAATGCTAAGAAGTATCAACAAACTAAAGTTCAGATAGCTTTAAATAATGTTGATGCTGCTAAAAAGACTCAGGCATCCTCAGGTAAAATGGATCCTAAACAAAAAGAAACTTTAAAGGCTGCTAATGCTGCTAAGAATCAAGCACTAAAAGATAAAGCATCTGCAATTAGTCAAAGAATGAAAGATCTAGCTACAACCGATCCACTTAAACAAGTAGTAACTATTGCAACTACAAAATCAAACCTAGCAGCAGCAGAAACTGCGCTGAAGGCGGCAGATGGTGAAGAATCAAAACAACTTAAGATTAGAATTAAAAAATTAGCAGGTAAAGCATCAGATGCTCAACAAGCATTAAAGGATTATGAATCTGACGGTGGAGATAAAGAACAGGTTGAATTACCAGGTGAAAAGGAAAAGGCTGCTAAAGCAGAAAAGGAAAAGTTAGATAAAGCTAAAGCTGATAAGGCTAAAGAAGCTGTTGATGGCGAGATTACTAAAGCTAAAGCTGCATATGATGCTGTAAAAGATGGTGAAGATGAAAAGGCCAAATTACAAGCAGAGATTAAATTTAAACAAGCTCAACAGAAAAAAGCTAAATTAGATGCTAACGATGAATTGTTTCAAGGTCTAGGAGATGACATTGGAGAGATAATGAAAAAGGTAAAAGCACTTGATCCAGATTCTAATACTGAAACAGATACTGATACTGAAACAGATACTGATACTGAGGTAGATGATAATACTCCTGATGATCCGGCTGCAAAATTAGAAGCTGATATTAAAGCCTTTAATAATAACATAGAAACTGAAAGAACTACAATGAATAAAGCTACTAAAGATTTAGAACAGGCTAAAAGAGATCTAAAAACTGGTAGAGGTTCTGAAGAAAAGGTTCAAAAACTACAAAAGGCAATTGAAGATAGCAAAGAAGACATCGCTGAGCTTAAGAAAAAGGAAGCTGATGCTAAAAAGAAAGTAGCTGCACTATCTAAACCTAAAGGAGAATCATTTCAACCACTTGAAGAAACTGTTTCTGAAAAGTTTAGAAGGTTAATGAATAATG